ACGCCCACTCTTTAAGAACCGAATGTCTGCGGTATGGCTATAGTCACCATTTTGGTGGTAAAAATTTACACGACGCTTTGGGTTGTCTCCACGATCAGGGACCATTGTTGGCATGATTACTTACCTGGGTTTACTTTGTTTGGGTACTCAGAGGTGATGAAGTCATAACCCCAGAATGGATTAAGGGTTTGACGATCAGCCATTGTCTGCTCATTACCTGAACCTGGAATAACCTCAGTGTCTGGACGAGCCTTGCGATATTTACCATCAGTAGCGCCAGCATCAAGTGACTGGTTCATTGATCGTGATGAGTTAACTGCCATTATGCCATCTTACCTTTCACTCGTGCCACCTTGCTTTGATTAAGGCAATCAAGGCAGTGACCTTTATTAGTTATAAATTCTACTGGATTCATAATTACTCCGCAGGTTGGACATGGGGCGGATCCGTTATAGCGAATAGCGTTTTGCATGACCTGTTTTGCTTGCAAATCCATGGTCAAATTACCGCTATCATCACCTGTTCCTGGCATTTGCTTCTCCTTCTCCATGCTTTTTGGCTTGTGCCATACCTGTATCGTAGTCAGGTACTTCAGGAGTACTTCCTGGCCTATAAGTCTTTTGTCCTGAGTTCATCTCTTTTGCCACAGATCGGTCGGCTCCGAGAAAGGCTACATCTGGGCGTCCCTGACGTCTTACTTTCCAACGAGGTGGCTTGTACTCTTCGTTCCACTGTACATGAGATAGTGCTCTAAATCCGCCTTTGCCGTACATCTCTGGCAACTTAGGATCAAACGCTGACGCGTGGGTTGCTCCGCCAAGTAGAGCAGAGTGCTCCGCAGCGTGACGTGCAACGTCTCTGTATGGAGAGTCAGGGTGCTTAAATACTGATGTAAGTTCTCCTGAAGGATGTACGGCATAACCAGCCAATCCATCATTAGTCATAAACATGCGAGACTTCTTGTAATCTGCAACTTTGTGTACGTCTACAGCAGCACCCATAGGGTTTGCATTTCGTGCACGTTGTAAGTGCGCTTTGAACATACCTGCATCTTCAGGTTGTAGTTCATTAAAGTGTGGAAAACCATCTTCTCTTGACATTAGTTACTACCCAAATCGTTACGTGAACTACCTGAGTAACCAGCAGGAGATCCTGAGTACCATGAGATACGCGGTTCTTGGTAGTTTCGATCTACACTGACAATATCTTCAATACCTGGTTGTGGACGATTATCCCCGTAGCCATACCGATCAGGAAACAATCTAATCTGTGGAAGAGGTGGACGTACCATTGTTTGAATGTCTTTTCCTGGAATACCCATCACCATAAGTGCTTGAGAAGTAAGTCTTTCCATGTTACTTGACCAAGGGCCGTTATACGACCAACGTTTTGCTACTTGATCAGGCTGTACTGGTGCACGCCATGGTTTGGTGTAGTCGTAGTTGCCGTCAAATGTCTGTGTCATTAGAACAACTCCCCTTTGTCATGGTGCTTTTGCATGTGCTCTTTTGCAGCCCGCAGTGTTGGGTAGTACAGCCCAGTTGGGTGAGATGAGAACCACACTCTTCCTGTTGGAGTGTTAGACGCATCTACTTGCAACCCACAACAACCCGTGTATGATCCTGCAAAGTTTTTCTTTACGCTAAATTTGTGACCACTACCATGATCAAATTCTTCAGATTTGGTCATCCGATTGCTCCTCTATGAGTTACCCACGTTGTTGCTTGTACTTTATGTGGGTGCTCAACACCAAGTTCGTGAGCAGCAGCCTTATACGCTTCTGAGAAATGCTCGTAACGTCCCTTTGCCCCTAATCCAAGGTCAGGTGCTTTTTCTGCTGCTTTAGCGGTTCCACGAAATGGGGTACCGACCGCAATATCATGAGCATGACGATCAACAGTCACAACGTGCGGGTCACTTGGGTCAGCAATATTTTGATAAAAACTGCGTACCTTTTGACCACCTAGTACTTCAAGCGGGTGCTCACCTTCGCGGATACGCTGTGCTTTAACAATCGAATCTTTAGTGTGCTTAGTTGTTCCTGTAGTCATCAACTCATTAGCAAGGTGCAGATTACGTCCCCAACCAGTTTGTGGGGATAGGGCTGCAATAACTCCAGCACCTCGTTCTACGTTTCCTTGACCAATTTTTGCAGCAACTTCATGTGCATGGTTATACCAATCATGACCACCCTGTACCATCTCAGGAGATGCTGAACGGTATTTATGCACAATGTTTTCTACGTTAGAACCAAATTGAGATTGTGCTAAGTTTTTATCAAAACGACCTTTATCATCTGCTGCAAACATTATGACCACGCAGGTCTCATGTAGGCAAGCATTGCTTGACGTCGGGCGTTTACTTGAACGGGTTCATTAGCCATGGTGTTGGCTTTACCATCGTTCACAAGGTGCGGTGCAGGAAGTAGACGTGAATCTGGTGCAAACCGTTGTGCTTTGTAGATCATAGCGCCCTGCTCATTGACCAGTGCAGCCTTCATCTGGCGTTGAATACCAGACTGGTTATTAACGGCATCAGGCCAAAAATACATAGATGGCTCAATACGCTCACCTTTGTGCACACCACGTTGGTACGACTTTTGGTTAACTCTGTTCTTGATGGAATCAAGAAGACGATCATCTCGACGGGATCGTATCGTTCCGAGGTAACCGTCAAGGATACTCCGCGCTCGGAACACGACCGACGCCCATGCGTGTCGTATCCAGTGCGTCCCTAGCAACAGGGATTCCTTGGCCACCTTGGTTATTGTAGCCATACATGCCTCCACCACCCAGAGACTGCCAATTCTGGGAAGGAGAATAGTTGTTAACTCCACCAGCCATTAGTTACTCCTGTACTGAAGGTTTAGACGCTTGATCGTCTTCAAACTTATAAATGCTACCTTCTGTACGTGATGACAATGGTAGCGGTCCTCCACTTGACCCTAATCCACGAGTACGCCAAGCAGTTGCTTGTGAAGCACTGCTAGATGTTTCTGCGCTTAGTGACAAGGGAGCAGCAGCCTGGGGATGTTCTTGGAAGGATTCCCCAGTACCACTAAACTGTTCAGATGAAATCATCTTAGTATGAGTCGCTTTCACCACTCTGGAAGTTGGGTGTTTGGCGTCCCATCACTGAAGGAACTGTACGAGCGTTAGCCATTGTTGCGGCTGCTGCTGGCTCTGATCCTGCAGGGAACTTGTGACCGATTGAATACTTTGCACCCATGCGCTCTGATTGTGCTGCATCGCCTGCAAGTACGTTGCTGCGATTAGCCTTGTCAGAAATTGTTGGGTCTGCAGCCTGAGTGTTCTTACGTGCTACAGGCATTGTGTTACCAGGCTCTGCAGAAACGTTTGTGAACTGCTCAGCATCTTGCCCCATGTAACGGCGTGGTGACTTTGAGTGTGCTGCTGAAGCGATGATCTCTTCTGGTGTTGGTACGTTGCGTGCCATTGAGTTTCCTGCCGATTCTAGGTGAGATGAAGGTGCACCCATGCGACGGCGCATTGCGTGACCTAGTGATGTCCATTTAGCCATGAGTGACTCCTTACGTTAATCCAAGGATACGTAGGTATTATCCTTCTGTAAGGGCAAATAAAGCCCTTTGTTTTTTCAAGTTGCACTTACCGTGAGCGGGTCTAACATTTGTCAAGGTGTTGTTGCCACCCTTAAATAACGGGATTACATGGTCTAAATGTAGCCCTTGTTCCCAACCTTCTACCCCTGTTTTTCTGGGAGCAACAAGGTCAATTGGTGTCAAGCAAATATGGCAGTCAGTACCGTAAGCCTCAAGTACTTGCTCAGTAGTGTACCTGTCAGAATCCACCCTTAGTTTTCGCGCTCTACGAGCGTGTCTGTATTGAGAAGTTCTTTCTCGGTACTCACTGTCGTGAGTCCTTCTCCACTTTGCGGTAGCAACACGCCCTACTTCAGGGTGTTCTTGCGCGTATTTTGAGGCTGACTCTTTGTAACGACCTTTGTACAAGTGTTTTCTGGAATCTAAATATGAGCGATGCGCTGAAGCGCATTCAGAACAAATAAGTTCCTTTTTACGTCGATGTGCTTGATATCCTGCGTTACTTCCACAACGGGTACTGTCCATAAATAAAGCCGATCAACTTGCGGTTATGTGAAAGACAATTGCAGAAATGTCACCATCACGAGATTGAATAGTGGTAAATCCTGGCTTATCTGTAAGATCCATGCCACGAGGAGCAACGTAGCCACGGGCAATAGCGATGGCTTTTACTGCTTGATTTACTGCTCCTGCGCCAACGGCACGAAGTTTTACTTCACGCTTGTCATAGATAGCGTGGGCTATGGCAGATGCCACAGATTGCGGGTTAGAGCCTGCGCTTACGCGAAGAAACGGCTCCTCTGCAGGAAGTCCTGGTGTAGTGCTCAAGTTGTAGTCCTTTAGTTCGGGTTTGTTTGCCTCTCCCCTGAATCAAAGGGTACATACTTAAAGTCTAGGTTGATCCCTAAACTTATCATCTTCCATTTGCTTGGCTACTGCACTCTCGACTTCGTCTTGAGTAGTTTTTGAAACGAGGCGTGCTAGAGCGTAGGAATCTGCAGCGTTATCGTCACTGAATTCGATACCCCAACGTTTGTATATCTGCATCAACATCTCTTGCTTCTTGGCGTTTCCTTTACCTGCAGCATACTTCTTCAGGGTCATTGGTGGAACCTTCAATGGAAACTTTCTAGGATCGCCCTCATCAAAATGGTCATAGATTGCCATCCTAACTACAGCCGACAGTTCCCCTAAAACGAGGGCAGCATGGCTTGCCAGCACTGTTCCTTCTAATCCAAGGTCGTCTATGACCCAATGCTTTTCACAGTAGTTCAACGTGTCTGTTAACCATTGACGAATGTCAGCGAGTCTTTCGATACCAAAATACGGAGATTTGTAAACCCACGTTATGAACTCTGTAGGGTCGTCTGTAGCAAGGACTGTAAGGGCAAAACCTGTAAGGGATTGATCGATACCTATAGATACCAACGAATCTTTTGGTATTACTTTACCTTCAATCAGTTTTGTTGACATTTAACAGGGGTTCCATTCTTACTTGAACTAGTAGGTCTAGATCTTTTAGTGTTCCCCCGTTATGCAGTACCTTATCCCACTTATAACCATCTAATGCTGTTTCCGAAATATGCCGATTAACTGCCTCAACTCCTGGGCGTTGAATACGCCATAACTCTCCACCTGCTACTTTTATAGTGGTTGCTTCATTTTCAAAACGAACATCAGTAACAACATAGTTCTTGTTAGGATCGTCCATCTCACGTAGTGCTGCAATTACCCAAACATCGTCCCCAAGACGAGTTCGTGCACCCACACCTAAGTCTTGCAAAAGTCTGCGTACTTCTGGAAACTGAGTCTTTGCTGCGTCCCAACCGTATGCATTTACAATCCCTTGTAAAGTAAACCCGCCATCTTTAACAATAGGGTTCATGTCCCACAGTAACTTACGAATAGGATCTGCAAATGCAACTCGACTAAAGTTGTACTTTTCTACCAGTACTTTTGCGACTTCGTCTTTACCGCTTCGGGCATACCCGCTAAGACCAATGATCATTAGATTCCTCCACGACGTTGCTCAGATGTTCTGCGTGTGATCTCACGAGATACCAACATGATATCTCTTTCATGATTACTTAAGATCATCTCATAGGTTTTACGAAATGCATAAGCACTCTCTACACGGTCTTCTAACTCAATAACTTTTGGATCAAGGGAAATCTCCGCTTTAATCAAAGTAACTTTATCCCCTTTAGTTGCTGCGCCCATTCGTGTTACTAACATTCGGGCATTTTCACGATCCAACTCTAGTTGGCATGCGCGTTCATCTAATTGCGCTTCAACTAACTTAGATGCAAAGAAGTCTGCCCAACCAGTAAGTTTGGTAAACAGTTCTGCCAACTCATCCCCACCAAGATTAGTGATATCTTCTGGAAGATTCATACGCTCATAACGAGGTTGAAGAGGGCTTGCTACCTTTTGTACTACGGGATCAAGTTGCATTCTTTGCATCCATTCTCTGGGTCAATGTTGCACTTTGGCATCCTACCATCTTCTACAGCCTCAACAATTTTCTCAGCCACCCAGAAGATACGCTCTACCATTTCAAAGTCAGCCTTGACACTGAACTCTTTGTATGATTGATCTGCTTTAAGTTCATATATAAAAACGATTTCATTAGGAGCATCGCTTCCATACATGCGTTTTGCTAATTCCAAGTACATCTGACCTTGAAGAAGGTGAGACCTAAATGGACGTCGAATGTTCTTAAACGCCTTCGACACATCGTTGTCAGCATCAGCCAGTAGTTCAGGAGCGTCGAACCGCATAGTGCCAGTTCCAATGGACTTGATCTCGATAAGGCAATCCTCACCTATACCTTTGATCCAACCATCAGTATGACCTGCGATACGCAACTTCTTATCTAGCATCTTTACTTCGTCGTAC